TGTTCACGGCGGCTATTGCGGCCAATCCTATTGGGGCTCTGGTGTTGGTTTTGACTTATGCTATCAGCTTGCTGGTAGTGTTCAGAAATGAAATCATGATGTCCTCAAACAGTATTGCCACGTTGGGCGACTTCGCTGCCGCCACTTGGGAGCGGATGCGAGAAGGGGCCGCAGTATTGTTAGACCTTCTCAAATCCGCACTCCCAAGCATTTCCGAGGCCTGGACAGCCATGTTTGGTGATTTGGATTTCAGCCTCATAGGCTTCATCAAGGGTGCGGCTCGGATCATGGACAATTTCATCGGCCTCTTCATCAGCCTTGTTGAGGTCATCAAGGCAATATGGTCCGGCCTGGGACCGGCGCTCAAGGATATCACTATTTCATTGTTGAATGGAATCATCGGGGTTTTTGAAGCGGGATTGAAGAAAATCCTGGGGGCCATTGATTGGGTGGCCAAAAAGATACCGGGAGTGAGCAAGATATTTGGGGACACTGCTAACCTTCAGTTGATACCTCGGCTGGAGAACGCGGCTGAGGGGGCCTTGATTGGGCTGGATAAGGCCATTGCTGAAGGTTTTGCCAAAGGCGGCCAAACCAGTGTGTTTGAGGATGCGGTTGACGACATCGTCGGCAGGGCTGAGGCCAGAGCCCAGGCCAGGCTGGACAAATTAGCATTAGACGCGGGTGGCCCAACGGACCCCACCGGTGCCGGCGCTCCCACAGCACAGGGCCAATCCCGCGCTTTACAGCTCATCAACAAGGATATCGCTGAGCAGATCGAATTGCTCAGGATGAGCAACGCGGAGCGTGAGATTGAAGCGCAGTTGCGCAAAAAGGGCGTGGCACTCATCGAGTCAGAGCAAGAGCAATATCGCATAGAGCTTCAGCGGCTTCAGCTTGTCACGCAAGTGTCCAAGGCTTTAGACACGGTGCGCGGGGCTGAAGTCAACCTGGCTGCGGCTCAGGAAGAATTGAACCGGCTGGTTGACGCGGGCAATATCTCCCTGCAGCAGGCCACTGATGCCTACAGGCTGCTTCAGAATCAGGCGCTTGAGACTCAGACATCTATCTCAGCCGGTTGGCAGCGGGGTATCAATCAGATTAGCGAACAGGTTGCGGATTTGGCCACAGCCACCGAGAATATGCTGGTCAACGCCTTCCAATCGGCCGAGGACGCCTTGGTTGAGTTTATCACGACGGGCAAAGTGGACTTCAAGAGCATGGTGGACTCCCTCTTGGCAGACCTCACGCGGCTGATTGCCAAGATGCTCATCATGAAGGCTATTGAGGCAGGCTCGGGAATGGGCGGGCCAGTGGGCTCATTCTTCTCTGCCTTTGGCGGCGGCAAGGCAGGTGGCGGGGATGTTGAGCCAGGCAATTTCTATGCGGTGGGTGAAAGAGGCACTGAGCTGTTTGCTCCGACTGCCCCTGGGCAAATTGTCTCCCATGAGGATGTTGCCAAAGCGGTTGGCAGCAAAGAGGGCGGCGGTGGCGACGGCGGCAGTGTCACAGTTATTGTCGTGGACAGCATAGAAAAGGGCCTGGCAGCTATGGAGAGCACCGCAGGCAAGCGAATCATGGTCAATACCATTGGAGAAATGAATCGGGAGGTCCAGGCATAATGGCATTTTTCAAGGGCACAGCAACCGATTATCAGGACTTTCTGAACCAGCTCAAGAATCTGGTGAAGGATGACCATGTCTCAGCGGCTGGAATCTATGACGGCGGCACCGGCTATGCTGTCGGTGATACAATCACCTTGTCGGGCGGCACCAAATATCATGAACCTGAGCTTGAAGTCAGAGGTATCAGCAGCGGGGACTATATCTCCAATGCTGTGGTTGCGGCTGGCGGCACCGGCTATGTTGTTGGGGATGAACTCTATCCAGTGGGCGGCACGTTTTCGGTTGGTGCTGTATTGGAGGTGACCAGTGTTTCAGGCGGGGTGGTGACAGGTGTTCAGATCAATAATCCAGGCATTTGTTCCTCACAACCCGGCAATCCGGTCTCCACTACAACAGATGGATCGGGCGTAAACTGTACACTGACTCTGACGTTCACCGCTGGCACCGGAATCATAACTGCCTGTCATATAGCTGACGCAGGTGTTTACACAGCACAGGCCAGCAATCCTGTTGCTCAGAACACCACGTCTGGGAGCGGCACGGGGGCGAAATTTGATCTGACCTATACGGACACGGCCTGGGAAACCAAAGTTGACTATCGGGCCTATGAGGCAACGGCAGCGGCTATCAGCACGGCCGGGACCGGCTACACCACCAACGACATCGTCACCGTGGTGGGCGGATCATTCACGGTTGCCGCCACCGTGAAAATCCTCACAGTATCGGGCGGGGTGCCGCAGACGATTGAAGTCCACACCGAGCTTGGTGACTATATCTCGACACCAGACAATCCAGCATCCACGTCCGGGGGCACCGGATCGGGCTTGACCCTGACGATGTCCTGGGCATATACTGTGGCTGAACATCAATATTTGATGATTCACAATACCACCACTGACCAATACATCGGTTGGAAAACAGAAAAGGAAACATCACCATCTGACGCCTTTTTGGTACAATGTGTCGGCTTTTCCGGCTTTACTTCAACCTCAACGCCGTGGGGTGAGCAACCAGGCTCCTCAGCGGACGGTGTCCATGAAGACACCTACGTGCCTCTGTCGGGCGGGGCTGCCCCCGCAACCATCTACTATTGGTTGAACGTCAATGACAAAAGAGTGACAGGTGCTTTCAAGATTGCCTCTGTCTATCCTAATATGTATGTTGGAGCGCCAAACACCCTCTTGACGGCCGCAGAGTGGGCCTACCCACAGGTCATCCTGGGCTGTCTTGCAAGGCGTGTCCCCTACACCTATGGCGGGGTGGATTTTGCTGGAATGAACAATCCTGGTGTCCAACTGGCAGGCTCTGCTTCCTATCAAGGCCCTGGTTGGCTGAGAATGCCGGATGGACAGTTCAAACAGATTCTCAATTGGTATATCTCAATCAACAATCCACAGATCTGGGACTATGACATCAATGTTGGTCCCACAAGTGGGGTGAATTATCCACTTCCAGCCGTACCAAATGCCTGGTATGATGCATCCACCAATTGGCGCGCCTTATTCAGTATTTCTCACACCACGGTTCCAACGTATGCCCTCAAGCGGATCAATAGTGAGTGGATTATGATTCCAGTGACGCTGGCTGAAAAGTCACCGGCCTTGCTCTTTGGAAACCTTGATGGCATTTTCTGCTTCAATCCAGACGGGGCCATCAACGCAGAGGATCGCATCTATATAGGCTCTGCCATCTACCGATGTTTTCAGAATTGTAACAAATCCAACCGCAATTACTTCTATGCGATCAGGGAGAATTGATAATGGCCTATCAGACAGGCTCTTCAACCGGCCAAACAGACTTGATGAGCAAGGTCTCCACGTTTGCTCAGGCCAACGGCTACACGTTGGACTACTACAACGGCACCACCAATCGGTTGTCGCTGAGGCGGGCTGTCGATAATCTGTTTGTCTCTTTTGTTTGGGACGATACCAACACAATTGCGATGTATCAAGCTCTTGGCTGGACATCAGACAATCAGGAATCGCCCTGGCTTCACGCCGATGACTCTGGCAACGGTAGCAACACAGTGCCTTCTCAGATTGACCGGGGCCGGCAGGTCTCAAGGATCGGCCCAGGATCATATACGGCTTATCACTTCTTTGCCTATGATTCTCCAACCTATGCCATCCACATCGTACTGGAATTTTCTCCTGGGCTCTATCGCCATTTCGGATTTGGCAAGCTGGAGAAAGAGGCAACCTGGACAGGTGGAGCTTGGGTTGCCGGCCACTTGTGGCATTGGGCGGGAAGTACACCCTTCAACGTCTATGGCAAACCAGCTCATGCTGCGCATACGGTGTTGTTGGACGGCATCCTACGGCACGGCATGTCCTACTATTTTACTAACAATAACAACTCTGGGGCAACAATTCATTGTGAGGGTTTGCCGGGGCAAGACTCTTCCAGTAAATGGGGCACTTGTATACATCAGGATAATACCGTGTATGATGACCGTGGAGGCAATCCGCGCGTTCGTATTTGTGGAGGCTTTAGGGCTGGAGTGGGCATTGCTCAATTTGGACATGTCCTGCCAAACTTGGCCAACGGCTTCATGCCGATCATCCCAATAGAGGTTATATACATGCGGGATTGGGGTGGCGCTGGTGGTTGGTATTATATGGGACGCTGTCCAAACGTGGGACATATCCACCTTCACGGCATAGATGCGGCCCAGGAGTTGATCGTGGGCTCGGACACTTGGATTGCATTTCCGATGGTCCGCAAGTCCAATGTTGGAAGTCCAAACCAAGAAAGCGAAAACGCAGGGATTATCTATAAGAAGGTGACTTGATGACAGAGAACATCGGCAATGTCCTGCCGAGCATCTTGACCCTCATCCGCTCTGGGCAGGTGTCAGACCAATCCTCTGGGGACACTTGGCTGAATGTCAAGCCGATCCTTATGAATCCTTTGGATGGACTTGGACTCCAGCAACAGTTTGAGCAATCGCCACGGGACCAGGCCATGAATGCTGGCAGTGGTATAGTCAACGGCTTTGAAACTCTTTGGTTTGAGCATGCTCATCTATTGCCACGCCTTGTCCAGGACGTTGGAAACCTGGTGACAGAGCAAATCATCAATTGTGAGCTGCACAACGCGGATCGGGACAACGAGATCACGGTGTCATCCATTACCGACAATCTCGGCATCGGTCTTGAGGCCGTAGGTGTTCCGGCCACCCCATTCAATATTGGCTCTGAAAGGAGTTTGCTTTTTGACATCAAGGTGCTACAGTCTGGTAACTTTATCATCGATGGTGATTATACACTGACCCTGTCAACGGGCGAATCATACACCGTCTACATTATTGGGTCACGTATTGTATTATTGCCCATCCGCCCAGAGGCACCGTTGCGGGAGCATCTTGTCTGGGAAACACGCATACTGACCTCGGTGGAAGCAGATGAGCAACGCATCGCAAATCGCCAATTCCCGCGCGGTGTCTTTGAGTTCACTCTCAAGGATGACCACAGGCGGGCCGAAATGATTCTGTTTGATCGGCAATCGAAATTGCTGGCTGTTCCGGCTTGGCATGAGCCGTCATTCTTGACCTCGGCCGGGGCTGTCGATGATACGACAATCTATGTGGATGAGACTTCATACGCCAATTTCTACGCAGGCGGCTATGCCGTAGTGTTCAAGGACTCTTACACATTTGATACACTCAAGATCGACTCACTGACGGCCACCAGCATCACCTTTGACTCAAGCCTCACAAAGGCATTCGATAAGAACACGCAGGTGATGCCTCTTATGATGGCCTGGGCCGAGGCCACCACGCCAGTGGCCAAGGCAGTCTACAATGACCAGGCGATGAAGGTCAAGCTGCACGTCCTGGCCTCTGACAACGATATTGCCGACAACTCGGCCTTCAACACCTACAACAGCAAGGTGTTCTTGGATGATCCCAATTATCTGCCAGCACCCGAGGTTCAAGAGGCACTCAGGACAAAAATCTATGTGCTCGACAATCATACCGGGGACCGGGATCAGTTTGCCCTTCAAGCGCGGGCACTCCGACACAGCGTCAAAGGCTTCAAGACGAACAGCCGACAAGAATTGTGGGAATTGCGACAGCTGCTACATTTTCTCAAGGGCCAACAGGTCTCATTCTACATCCCCATGTTCACCAAGGATTTGGCGCCGAACACCACGCTGGTTGTCTCCAATAGCACCTTCACTATGGACAACATCGGCTATACCAACAACGTGAATAACAGATGGCCAAAGAAGGTCTTTCGTCTGCATCTCAAAGATGGCACCATCTTGACCCGCACTATTCAGAACAGCTCAGAGGTCAGCACGGCCGTGGAGCAATTGACTGTTGATGTTGTCTGGCCCTATAATATAGAACCGACAGACATAGAGCGGGTTGAATTTCTCACAAAAGTGCGATTTGCCACGGATGACATTATGATCGTACACAACAACGCACTCGGTTGGGCCGAATGCGTGGTGCCAACGGTGGAGGTCACTGACGATGACGTTTGAGGCTCATGAGACATCTCAAGAGACCGGGGGCCGCATTGAGTTATATTCCCTGGCCATCGGCAACAGCATCTATCGGATGCATGATGCTGAGCCTGCGATCCTCACCTATTTGGGCAATGAGTATTTCAAGACCTCAGTGAGCCGAGGCCGGATCGCAACCGGCCAGGAACACCTGACCATCACTTTGCCAGGTGACCACGCATTTTCGTCTCAATTCACCGCCATTGCTCCTGGGCAACTCGGGACTCTCACCATCTTCAGCTATCATCGAGCGGACACTGCCGACGTGCGGGTGGCCTACAAGGGCGTGGTCCGATCTGTGGCATTCACCCACGACATGTCGAAATCTATGCTGTCTGTTGTGCCGGTGAGTGAGGCCTTTGACAAGGAAATACCGCAACGGACCTTCCAGGCTTCTTGCAACAATGTCCTATATGACAATCATTGTAAGGTCTCTTCAGGGTCTTATCAACACACCGATGTGATTTCAGCCGTGGCCGGAAATGTCATCACTGTCACAGGTCTGCTCAGCGCCAAAGGCAACGGATGGGCCACCAGCGGCTTTGTGTCTCACGGCGTGTTGGACTATCGGCTTGTGCTGACTCAGAACGGTGATGATTGTACTTTGTCGTTGCCATTCTATGCGGACGTGCTGGGACTCACTCTTGACGTGTTCGCCGGATGCGCTCATAACATTACCGTATGTAACAGCAAATTTAGCAATCGGATCAACTACGGGGGTTGTCCCTACGTACCAACCAAAAACATCTTTGTGACGGGGCTCTGATATGGGATTTTGGTTCATGATAATTATGTGGGCGGCCACTTTTGCCGTCTCTCAATTATTGACTCCAAAGCCGGAATTGGAGGATGCCAAGGCCCATACCCTGGATCAATTTGATTTCCCAACAGCCACCGAGGGCCGTATGCAGCCTTTGAGTTGGGGCACCGACAAAATTGCCGGCCCGAATGTCCTGTGGTATGGCGATTTGAAAACCTATCCCATCATCGAGCGGGTTCAGACCAGCATGTTCAACACCAAGCGGGTCACGGTGGGTCACCGATACTATGTTGGCTTCCAATTAGGCATTTGTATCGGACCTGCGGCACTCCGCAAAATCTGGGTGGGCGATGAGCTGGTGTGGTCTGGCAATCAAACCA